TGTAGAGGATATGCAGCGTTTCATATTCGGCATAATCAAGTTTGCGTTCTTTCAATTCCACAAACGCAATGTGGTCAAGTTTGTAGGATTCTTGGTTTGCATTCTTGGCATACTTGCGGAAGAGTTGTAGATAGTCAAGGGTGGCGCACCCAAGCAATTGATAGATGGTGACAGGCTTGTTGTAGTATTCTTCTTCTCGTCGCGTGATCTTACCCCACGGACTCAACCATCGGGCAGTGGCTTCTCCTAGGTGTGGGAGCGCACACATACGATTGATGAGGTAGGGAATATCAAAGGTCTTGACATTCCATCCTGTAACAATATCAGGCGACTTCTCTTTCCATAGAGATATGAAACTCCCCAGTAACTCTTCTTCAGACCCGCACCAAAGATAATCAATGTCGTTGCGATGGGGTGTATATTTTCCGCACCCCAACACATAGTAGGTGGGGTCGGTAGAAAATTTGACGGTGATTGCGGTGACTGGTTTATCTGCGAGGTTGACATCAGGCATTCCCCCATCGGAGCCGACTTCAATATCAATGAAGGCAGTAACGATGTGTTCAGAGGACCATTCAATTTCCTTCTCAGGGTGTTGGTCAGCAATGAAGGCATACTCAAACCTGCTGTTGCCGTAGATGGTGAAACTCTGCACGTCCTCGTAGTTCTTACAGAAGTGTCGCGCCTCACTAATGTCATCAAAGTGCATAGCTTCAACAGGATTGCCTTGCAGGTCTTTGAAGTCAACAGGAAGGTTAGGAATCTTGGCAGGAATATAGAGGGTCGGAGAGTATCCCTGTTTTCGGTGAACCCTCCGACCATTCTCTATACCACGGTAGTAGATTGTATTGCCTTGACAGGATACGTTAGTGTAGAACTTCATTAAATCTTACCCCTCTGTGGCGTGAAATAATTTCCTGTCCTGAAGAATATCAGACTCCTCAGAACAGGAACATTATAGCATATCCACAGGGGAATGTCAAGTTAAACTGAGAGGGGGCTAATTCCGCCGGGAAGCACTAAACCAGAGCCGAATGTTTGATTGTAGCCGTTCACCAGTTCAACCGCCGGCGTCACGACAGTCAGGATATCAGAGACCATGAATGATACACCGGTTTTCCATTCCTCAGCATATTGCAAGAATGGCGCAAATCCCAAGCTCGCTTGTCCCTTCTTGGATGGGTCCTCACTTGCGGAAAACACCAATTGCACCGGTTTCGTCACGATCACCACATTACCAGTGGTATCCTTGTTCACCACGTCACCGATAACCTGCAACCCATTATTGAACATCAAAATCTTGACTGCCATAATAAAACCTCCTTGATAAAATGAACTATTGACCGCCGTTCACAAAGGGCGTGAAATTTGGCTTCTGCCAATTTTCGGGTTTGAGAATCTTTCCATCATCCCGGCGTTTGAGTTTCCCCGTCACTCCGTCAACCTGGAGTTTGGACATATTGGAACGGAACAATTCGTCCCATGCCCCAGTGACATCCCACCCGCGAGAGTTACAATATCCTAATGTCACCCAAATCAAGTCCATCGCTTCCTGCAACTTATGTGCGGCATCTGTGGCTTCCATAAATTCCTTATACTCTTCTTCCACGAACGTATGATACAGGGCTTGAATTTCGGGAGTAGTCAACTCCACCCCTGCTCCATCCACATGCCCCACTCGCTCTTGAAACTCTCTCACGTCCTCTGCGGCATCATCCATAATCAATCTCCTTAGTATGTTATATTCACTTCGTTGGAATTCTGACTCTCGTTGTCAGCCGTGTCATATGCGGTGACAATATAGTAGTATGTAGTCATCTCAATTCCTGTCGTGTCGTGGAAGGTGGGTTGAGTCACTGAAGCCAGGAAAAACACCTTCCGTGTTTCATCATTGGGAATCACTGCGGTCACAGAACGATAGACACGATATCCAGCCAAATCACTCTCTTTGTTATTCTCCCAGGTCAGCGTCCCACTGCAACAGACCATTGGGATAGGAGTCGGGGTCGGTGGTGGGGGGGATGAAGAGTCATCCGCACACGCGACCAACAAGGCAAACAACCCACAGACTAATATCTTCTTCATGCGAGAATTCCCACTTTGTAAAGAGTCGTTCCACCTTCACGCACTGCGGTATATGATTCTTTCCTCTGCTTGCCGATCACATACTGGGCATGCACCCATCCTGAATTTGGCTGACCAGGGGTGTAGAATTCAAGGATGATCTTGTCCCAGACTGGCAAGTTCGCTACGCACCAGAGCGCGAGATCGACGTTGGAGACTCCTTCTACTTCAAAGTCAACCGCTTCTCCTGTGCAATGCTTGGAGAGTTTGTCAATGGTGGAGGTCATAGGGTTCACGGACATGTTCAAACTCAGACTTCGGTAGCCTGAATTGACACGCACCGGACCCCACACTTTCCGCACAGGTTCAAGGATATTATCGCATACTAATATGAGATTGTCAAGATATTTCTGCGGGGGATCGTTATTGATTCCCAAACGCAACGCGGTATCGGAGCGGGTCATCTCTTTGAGACTGAAGTGTGGGGATAATTGGCTCATACTAATCTCCTTGTTAGGTCCACATACTGCGACGAATTCTGATGATACTGAGTAACATGTCCTGATCTTCCGTATCATACTTAGCCTGCAATTCTTCACCGACAGCAAAGAGCCTATCCTCCTCTGGTGTATGGGGTGCTCGCCAACTCTTCCCTTCGCGCATCAAGTGCCAATAGAAATGCGCCTCTTCTCTGCGGGGTCGCGTATGCTTCCAGAACTTATAGAGGGCAAACATATCTTTACAAAACTCCGCTTGGGAAGGATGATCCGTTAATCGCATGCCCCAACGAAGGTGATACAGTCCTCGGCTAGCATTGCGGGGGGCTTTGACAAACCAATGGATAAACGGGAGGCTCCCACAATCACGCACGAATTTCTGCCAGCGGGTTTCAAATCCATCACCAAGATTGCCTGAGAGTTCAATTTCAACGTAGTCCACGACCATCTGAAACAGTGCGTACATCATGACATAATCCGCATCATGATAGTGACCCCTAGGGCAGTCAGCATGATGAATGGTGATACGATTCGACGGACAAATCCAATAGTTGTGGATGAAGGCTAAGATATCCGTGAAGGATTTCATAATCCACCCATAGGGTCTTGTAGGAATCGTGCAATCTGTTCTGTTGACATGTATCCGCACGTCGCTTGTGCGCCATGAGTGGATGTTTGCGTGAAGATGCTGTCTTTTACGATCTTCTTGACACGCCCAATGAGTTTCCGTGGTCGTGGAATTTTATATGGGCAAGGGAGAGTGGTTTTCGTGAGTGCATAATCATACATGCACAACCCACAGGCTGCGAGTCCATTGATCTGCCAGTCTTGTTGCAGAGAGATAGGAGCCTTGCATGCACCGCAGACGGTTTGGAGATAGTTGGAATTCATCATATATGCCACTTTCTATGGGAACGGTGAAACTTCTTTCGTTTCTTCCTAGTAGTATGTAGGTGCGCTTTTTCTTTGAGTTTCATACGCTTGAGGATGGTGCCGACGCAGGCTTGGTGGGCTTCAAGGTCCCGATCATTATGATTGAGTTCATAGAGGAGCATGTGGGCTTCTGCATGCTGTGATAGAGTGAGGTTACAAGTATTATCTTGTGCATTCACCCCTTTCATATTTCCAAATCGTTCAAACCATTCATATTTTGGAATTATATGGTGCTTTGGCAATGCCTTAATCCCTCATTTGAAATACACATTCCACGTCATTACGGGGTAAGGTTTTACTCTCACTTCCACTATCCCTTCGGGATATAGGAATATAGAGGAAAGGATTTAGGAACTTTAGGATTCGTTAAGAAAGAATTCTTAAAACCCTATAGGATATATATACAACCTTTTTTCTGGGATATGCCGGTATAGCCCTTTTCCGCCGGTATACTGGTAAAAATCGTCAACATTAGAGAATTATAATGTGTTCGTTTTTGTGCGCTTGATTTTTTCATAGTGAGCCAGGATCAACTCTCTTTTTTCCTATCGTGTATTTGGTGACGAGCACCCAGTCTGGTTTCTCTTTGTGGGTAATGATTTTGATTTCATGCAAGGGTGCAGAGGTTCCGATTGCTTCAGGCTTTACGAGAGTGCAGAGTCCCCATTCGGCTAGTAGGCGTGCAATGGCATTGGTTCGGGCTATATCGTTGTCTGAAATGTCGGTGTCTTTACCATCCAGGGCAAATAACTGTTTGAAATGGAGAATGTAGTAGCGGCCTCTTTTGTGCAGGATATGACACGATTGGTAGAGAATTTTGTCGTTGCGGGAGGCTACGCCTATGCGGGAGAGGGTTTCACGGCACTTGAGGAAGTCATCGGGAGTTTTGAGGAGGATTTCAACACACGATTCAAGATCAAGCATAATAAACCTCGCAAGTTAGTGAGGTTATTTATGTTTTTGCTTATTTGGCTTTTCCGACCCTGCCACCCTTGTCGGTAAGGCGAATGACATTCTCAATCTGTGCTGCGCTGAGGATTTTGAGGGCTTCCATAGCCTTGTTGGTGGAACACTCAAAATATGTCTTGACTGCTTCCAGGGCATCGCTCTTGACTGTTTTTTGCCACTTGTGAAATCCGCGCCTTCTGGCTCGGACAATGCGCAGCAAATAGGCATGCTGCATGCGCTTGTCCAGGTGATGCCGTTGATTCATCTCGTTGGCAAACAAGATGGTATCTTGGTCATAGGACAAGGCTTTGTTGGTCAAGAACGGGACGTAAGACTTCTCAT